AAGAAGGTTAGCAACGATATTTATTTAAGAACATGGCAAAGCTAATTGACGGTTTTTAGGGCACTTTTTGACGACTTTTTGAAAGAAAGTGCCCTTTTTACAAATCAAACCCGAAGAAATGAGGTGAGATTTATATGGCAAAAATGGGGAGACCACGGAAGGAAATTGACCGAGACCAGTTCGAACGCTTCTGTAGTATTCTCTGTACTGAGGAGGAAATAGCTGGATTCTTCAAGTGCGACGTGAGAACACTCGAAAGATGGTGCAGGAGGGAGTTCGGCAAAACATTTGTCGAGGTCTATAAAATATACGCCGCTAATGGAAAAATGTCACTCAGGAGAATGCAGTTCAAACTGGCTGAAAAATCGGCGGCTATGGCGATCTTCCTGGGCAAGAATTTGTTAGGACAAACTGATTATGTGAAGATGGAGAGTCAGGCTGACGGCAAGCTGGCAGAGCTGATTGACGGCTTAAAGGAGCCCATAAATGATATACACGAAGAAACAGAGAGCCTTGATGGGCTTATGGCAGACCAACCGCCTAAAGAGACTTAATATCCTGGAGGGGAGCGTTTCAAGTGGCAAGACGTGGATTTCGTTAGTTCTGTGGGCATTTTGGGTTAAGACGATGCCGCAGGATGCACTGTATATGATGTGTGCCAAGAGCTTGACAACGCTAAAGCGGAATTGCTTGTTGCTGTTGCAGGAATTGATAGGCGAAAGCAATTTCACCTTTTCGACGAACACGAAGGAAGGATTGCTGTTCGGCAGGAAAATACTTCTTGAAGGCGCAAACGACATAAGATCAGAGTCGAAGATTCGAGGCTTGACTTTGCAGGGTGCATATTGCGACGAGCTGACACAGTTCCCACAAGATTTCTTTACTATGCTTCTCTCACGTCTGAGATTACCGGGCGCAAAAATGTTCGGCACGACAAACCCCGACGCTCCGAGCCACTGGCTGAAAGTAAATTATATAGATCGCGCTGAGGAGCTGGACTTGTTAGACGTAAGGTTTCTTCTTGACGACAACACAACGCTTCCATCTGAGTACGTTTCAAACATAAAGAAAGAATATACAGGCGTATTCTATGAACGCTTTATTTTGGGCTTGTGGACGCTTGCAGAGGGCATAATATACCCGATGTACAAAGACGCCATAGTGGACACGTTGCCCGTCGACGACAGGGGCAATAAGAGACCGATTCAGGAGTTCATGGTTTCAATAGACTACGGCACAATGAATGCGTTTGCAGCGTTATTATGGGCTCATATAGACAATGTGTGGTACGTGATAAAGGAATACTACTACTCAGGGCGTTCCAAAGGTCTGACAAAGACAGACCAGGAATATGCAGACGACTTGAAAGAATGGATAAAAGAGGCGTGGGAGATACAGGGCAGGTCACCAGTGATTACGACACTGGGAGGTTCCACCGTGCGAAAGATCAAGACGATTATAGACCCGTCGGCAGCGTCTTTCATAGCCCTATTGGGAAAGAGTGAATGGTCGAGGGTTCTTCCAGCAGACAACGACGTGATAAATGGCATAATGGAAACTGCGAGGGCGTTGCAGGGCGGAAAGGTGAAGATACACTCTCGATGCAAAAACCTAATATCCGAATTAGGCGGTTATGTTTGGGATGACAAATGTATCGACGACCGACCGAAGAAAGAAAACGACCACGCGTGCGACGCGCTGAGGTATTTTGTTAAGAGTACGAAGATTGCTGTAGCAAGAAGGGAGAAATAATGGTTACATACCAGGACTTTTTAAGGGTGCCCGACACTGATGAGGACAGAATGAAGTTTGTTTATGCGTGCATAGGCGATCACAAGGATTCTGATGCGTACAAGATCGCGCAGGTAGCAGAGGATTACGACGCGCACAAGAACAGGACAATATGCGAATACCAAAAACTGCTTTATGACGTCTCAGGGAACACCGTCCCGGACAACTGGAGCGCAAACTTCAAAATGTCAAGGAATTTCTTTGATGAGATCGTCACACAGGAAAACCAATACCTTTTAGGAAACGGCGTCACTTGGGGCAAGGAGGACACAAAGAAGAAGTTAGGCGGCGACGACTTTGATACTCAGGTGCAGGACTTGGGAGAAAAGGCACTGATCGAGGGCACGGCGTTCGGCTTCTGGAATTACGACCACATGGACGTATTCGCTCTGACAGAGTTTGCGCCACTCTATGATGAGGAGAACGGGGCACTGATGGCAGGCATAAGGTTCTGGCAGATTGACGACAACAAGCCACTCAGGGCGACACTTTACGAGGTAGATGGGTACACCGACATCATATACAACCGCAGGAATGAAAAGACGGGCGACAGGGAGGGCGACATATTATCGCCTAAGAGACCGTACAAGATCACCGTTGGGAAGTCGGTAGCTGACGGGGAGATCATTTGCAACGGTGAAAACTACCCCACGTTCCCTATTGTGCCCCTATGGGGTAACAAGCACAAGCAGAGCGAGATAGTAGGCATGAGGGAGCAGATAGATTGTTACGACCTTATAAAGTCAGGCTATGCGAACAACGTTGATGAGGGAAGTCTCATTTATTGGACTTTGCAGAACGCGGGCGGAATGGATGACGTCGACCTGGCACAGTTCGTCGAGAAAATGAAAACACTCCACGCCGCGACGACCGACAATATGGTTAATGCAGAGCCCCACACGTTCGAGGCACCGTATGCGTCGAGGGAGGCACTCTTGGCAACGCTCAGGACGGACATATACGACGACGCTATGGCACTGGACATCAAAGCGATAGCAGACGGGGCGGTCACGGCAACTCAGATCAAGGCAGCTTACGAGAAGCTCAATTCAAAGACCGACAAATACGAGTATTGCGTTAGAAAGTTCCTTAAAAATCTTCTGGAGGTAGCAGGGATTGACGACGTTCCAACGTTCACAAGATCGCAGATAGTGAACAACCAGGAGGAATTGCAATTACTTTTACAGGCTGCCCAGTTCTTAGACCAGGAATATGTCACAAGGAAAATCCTTGAATTATTCGGAGACGGGGACAAAGCCGACGAAATACTAAAGAGGATAGCTGAAAACGAGATCAGGATGGCTCAGGAAATGGCAGAGATGCAAGAATAGAGGCTGACTTATGAAACCTAAGATAGTTCAGGATATAGGACACAAGGAAACCGAGGCAAAGCTGAAAGAGATCGAGAAGAAGATAAAGGAAGAATACAAGCGTGCAGCGGAAGAAACGAAGGCGAAGCTCAACGATTATCTGAGGCGGTTTCAAATCAAGGACAAATTAAAGCTACAGGCAGTCGCTAAGGGCATGATAACTTATGACGAATACCAGACATGGCGCACAAACCAGCTTTTAGTCGGTCAGAGATGGCAGGAGTTAGTCAACCAGCTCACGAGGGATTATGTCAATTACGCTCAGATCACGAGGTCAATAGCCTATGGTGAATTGCCCGACATATACGCAGGCAATTTTAATTATGGAACGTATCTTTTCGAAGTGCAGGCAGACATAGCAGACTTAGGGACAGCGTTCACTTTATATAACAAAGACGCGGTGGCGCAGCTCTTTAAGGATGGCACGTTCTGGCACGCGCCGGGGCAGGCGGTCTCTGAGAAGATCGCGGCAGGCAAGCTGGCGCAGTGGGAAAAGGGACAGATTCAATCGGTGATGATGCAGGGCATATTACAGGGAGAGTCAATATCCCACCTTGCAGACAGGTTACAGTCGGCAACAGGTGATTCCATTCTGGAGTCTGACATAAAGAACAGGGACAAAATGACCGCGAAGCAGGTTTCGGACACGTTGGCGAAGCGGAACAGGGCAGCAGCGATCAGGAACGCAAGAACGATGGTGACGGGAGTTCAGAACGCCGCAAGGATAGACTCTTACAAACGAGGCGACAGCATAGCGAAGAAGTACGGGCTAAAGGTGATGAAACAGTGGCTTGCTACTCTGGATGGAAGAACGAGGCACTGGCACGCCGAGTTGGATGGCGAGACCATACCGAACGAGGAGCCTTTTGTGAATGACTATGGGGAAATCGACTACCCAGGCGATCCAGGAGCAGAGCCCGCCAACGTCTATAATTGCAGGTGCACGCTCTTGCCAGTGATCCAAGGCTTAGGATTTAATAACTCAGTACGACCAGAGGACTCAGGGCGCGTGATGGGAAAGGGTGTTGACACAATATCCTATGACGACTGGAAAGCAGGGCACTATAATACATATTCTGACCCGATAGACAAGCAGGATCAGATAGCCGCGCGAATGAAAGCGGTTTATAACGCTGAATACAGGAGGTATGCTCATGGAGTTCAAGATTGAAGTAGCGAAGAACCGAACGAACGAAGTAATAGCGACTTTGGAAGAACGCGTTTACGACGCCCTGAAATTGATGGGAATGCAGGCGGAACGAAACGCGAAACTTAATCTGGAGCACGACCCGAGAAGAATAGATACAGGCAATCTGCGAAATTCGATCACGCACGCCATAGGCGGCGAGGAGGCAGCCATAAGGGAATACCACGGCGACCAGCCCTCAAAGTACAACGGCGAAGAACGTTGGGGATGGTATGGAGGCAAGACCGACAAGAGAGACGTTCCATGTGTTTACGTAGGTACGAACGTAGAATATGCCCCGGAGGTACACTATGGCACCGACAGGATGGCACCAAACTACTTCCTGAGAGATGCGGTTTACGGACACGAGAACGAATACATCACGATTGCAAACCACGTTTTCAACTACGGAACATCTGAGTAATTTTGACTTGACATTTCCTGGCAGGAAGTATATACTTGCACTGAAAGGAGATGGTGGACATGGTAACAGAAGCTAAGAAAAAAGCGAATGCGAAGTATGATGCGACACATACTACTCAGTTCATGGTTAAGCTGAACAATGGCACTGACAAGGACATTATTGAGAAACTGGAGAGCGTGGACAACCGACAGGGGTATATAAAATCACTGATAAGGGCAGATATTAGCCAGGAAACAGAATAGAATCACCCATCCTATGTATGGGATGATCTGAGAAGAACGCCTGAAAATCGGGCGTTTTTTGTATGCTCAAAAAAATTTTTAAAAAGTGCTTGACAAAATCTGCATACAGGTATATACTTGTATCAGAAACAGAGAACAGGAGGGCAAAAATATGAAGGCAAGATTAAGCGAAGAATATTACAGAAAGAATTGGGACAGGTTCATAAAAGGATCGTCAAGCCAAGACTATATGAATTTGGAAAAAGATCTGATTGCAAAAATGTCAATTTTCCAGGAGCTTCCAGAAAAGGCAATCGAAATACTTACCAAAATCAAGGCGCAGGAAATAGTTGATGAAACAACTAAAAGGTTATATGAAAAAATGGCGGTAATTAAGCAGATCGAGACAGGAAACGCAAGCTTAGGCTACACAACTCAGCTACAGGAGACACAGGCAAGGCAGGAGTTGGTTACCCGTTTTGAATTTAATTGCTTACAGTTGGCAGATTTTAAAAAGAAATATTTAGCATAAGGGGGGAATGGATATGCTTTTAATTTACGAAGATGATGAAAACAGAAGAGTATTATTAAGTGATGTGGATGCGGTCAAATTTTATCCTGAATATGTAAACGTTATTCTTGGAGATGGCACAAAAAAGAAAATCAATCTTGAAAAAATGATTGAAATTGATGAGTAGGGGAGGGAACCGATATGACAAAGAAACAGAAAGCAGACAGAATAAGGGAGCTGGCAAAAGGGGCGAACATCCCACCGTTGTTTCATTCGAGAATCGAGAAAGCAAGATGGCAAGATGTTTTATATTTCTTCGGAGAGTGCGAAACGGAACAGGCGATTGAGCAGGAATGCGTTAAGATGCAGGCGTTATGTGAGAAGTACAGATCTATGATGGAAGCAGCAGGGCTTAAATTAGACTTTAACGAGGAGGATTGAACATGAAGAAATTAACAGGCGTATTGATTGACACAGAGAACAAGACAGCAAAGGAAATTACAGTAGAGGATAACTTAAAGGTGTTCTACGACATCCTGAATTGCCACACGATCGACATAGTGGACAGGAAAGTCGGCAAGGCGAGGGTTTCAGTAATATGCGACGACGAAGAAACGTTTGCTGACGATCCAAAGCTCTCAGCCATAGGGAACC